CTAATATTCCAAATACAAAACGATCAATACCTTTTATCTTTAGTGATATTAGTATGTCGGGTACTAGCAACGGAGCTACCTATTCTTGTAAGGCTCTTGCCTGGGGCAGCGGAGCCATAACTGACAGTGTCAAGAAGTTTAAAACTGACGTCAACGCTCAAGGTAAGACTGTACAAGAAATTCTTCAAACTGGAGAAAACAGCGTTCAAGCTTCAATGAATAAAAAGTATAAACAGATACAAGAACAAAATGGTTTAGAAGTTGCCGATGAAGTAATAATTTATTTCCCCACAGAAACAGCATCAGATGTCGGAGCGGAATCGGGCAGTAAAACAGAAGAAATTTCGTTCCCAGTGATCCAGCCACTGGGCAATATTAATCTCAGCGCAAAAGACGCTGTTTTTAAACAGCTAGGAGTTTCACGCAGTGATATCAACGGTACCTTGGTCCAAGATACTGCAAATTCCATCGGAATCTCGGCCATGCGACTGGCAGCAACTGATTCTCCGACAACTAAAGAAACTAAAGCATATTCAATTTCTGCTAAAAGCTATGTACGAGCTCTCAATACAGCTGATGCATCTATAACCAGTATGAACTTTGCACAAAGCACTGATGTGTTGTCGGCAATTAATAATACCATTATGAATAGTGCTTATGCGGACACAACGTTACAGTCATCAAACATCGATGCAACCGGTATGCGCAACGCCTGGCTAATTGTACCACAGCAATATTTCCTTAGCGATAAGGTAAACTCAAATACTGGAACACAACCTAGACTGCATGTTTTTAAAATTATTCCTTACAAGACACACAACAGCAAGCTCATATCTGCAAACGTTAAACCGGCAGGATACGACAATTTAAATGGCCAAGTAGTTAAAGAATACAATTATCTTTATACAGGAAAAAATGTTGATATACTTGATTTTAAAATTGGGTTTAACTTTAGTTTTACTGCAATGTTACCTGCATCTTCTAACTCCCAGTCAATTGATACATCAACTGCGGTTGCACAAGGTGATGGTGCAAAAGCGCAATCGGATGTTAATCCAGTGGGTCAAGGTAGATCAGTTGAACCTGGCACGATAGGGGCAATTACAGAGTTTGTTCAAACACTCACAGGAACAGATTTAACTGGTGGCGGCGGAGCAGAAACACAAGCAACTCGTTCAGCTCGAGTATGGTTTGATGCTCTAACTAGAGGCGCTGAAATGACTGTACTAAAAATGAAGATTATCGGAGATCCTTATTATATTGTACAAAGTCTAGGCAATTATACAGCCACTCCTACACAATATTCTAATTTAGACAGTACTGGCTCAGTGAATGCACAAAGCGGCGAGGTTGACATACGAGTTAATTTTAGAACTCCAATAGACCTTAATCAAAGCACCGGCTTGTACACGTTCGGCGGCGCAACAAAAAGTGCCCCGGTTAATAAATTTAGCGGGCTTTATCAAGTGATAGTCGTTAATAGTACTTTTAAAGGCGGCATATTCCAGCAAGAAATAAAAGGCATAAGACGACCGCTTCAAGAATCTAAACGTCCCGAAGCAACTCCGTCTGAAACTTATAATAATAATCCAGATGGTGCTGATAAAAAAGATCCGTTTAATTTATCGAATTAATTTATGTCAAATAATCCAGACACCTTTCATAGTTCGTCAGCACCCGCTAAGCCAGATCCTGGTCCGTTTTTAGCTCGGGTAGTAAGTCATCAAGATCCGTCATTCATGGGTAATTTACAAGTAGAGCTATTGCGTCCAATTGGTAATAACAGCAGTGCTTCTGAATTAAGAACTGTGAGCTACCTAAGTCCCTTTTATGGAGTTACTGGCGTTAGATTTGTAGGAGAAGCTCCTAACGATTATAATCAAACACAAAAAAGCTACGGCATGTGGATGGTACCGCCCGATGTAGGAACTACCGTAATGGTTATCTTTATCCAAGGCGACCCCAAACGTGGCTATTGGATCGGCTGTATTCAAGACGAGAACATGAATTTTATGTTGCCGGGGTTGGCTGCAACTGAATCAGTTGTTGATGGTCTAGTCGGTGCACGATCTCCAGTTGCAGAGTACAATAAACGATTAAACAATAGCAATAGCGATCCAACAACATATCTAAAACCACAACATATTGGACAATATTCTAATCTAGTTACGCAAGGACTCGACAATGATGACATACGAGGGCTGACGACCAGCAGTGCAAGACGAGAAGCACCTAGCATGGTCTTTGGTATCAGCACTCCAGGACCAGTCGATAAAAATCCTAATGCCAAACAAGGTCTTGTCGGTCAGAAAGAAACCCAGGTCAATGCGTTTGTTAGTAGATTAGGTGGATCAGCATTTGTAATGGATGACGGCGATGCCGCGTTTCTTCGCAAGACACCTGCCAATGAAGGTCCTCCCGAGTATGCGGCCGTAGAGCAAAATGAAACAGGTGGTGATGTTAATATACCGCACAATGAACTTGTAAGAATTCGCACTAGAACAGGCCATCAGATATTATTACACAACAGCGAAGATTTAATTTATATCGGCAACGCAAAAGGAACAACCTGGATTGAATTAACCAGCAACGGTAAGATAGACATATTTGCTGAAGATAGTATAAGCATACACAGCGAAAATGATATTAATTTTACTGCTGATCGAGACATTAATTTTACAGCTGGCCGCCTTGCCGGTAACGGCCGTCCTGCAAGCGTGGGTAACATTAATTTTAATTCAACAGGTGCAAATAACTTGACAGCGACTGGTGCAACTAACATTCGAAGCGGCGGCAATCACGTTGAAACTGCGGCCAACATTCATATGAACGGCCCTGCGGCCGCAACTGCTCCCAAGGCAGCAAGGATACCACAACACGAACCATGGGCCGGCCACGAAAATTTAGACCCTACAGAACATACTCCTGCTAAATCCAGAGCAGTTGCAAATCCAGTTGCCCCTACAGCAACATACTGGAACAAATATACAACTAGTATTGACACATTTAAACGGGTGACTCCGCCTAACCAAGGACCTAATCAATAATGAGCTCGAACGCCAATCTTTATAAAAAAATAACGTTACCAGCTGCCAGCCAGCCCGATAATGTTGGCCCTAAAATGTATAAGGGATTTAGTACAATTAATCCCGCTACTGAAAACTATAATCTATACGATTTTGAATTAATTAAACAGGATATACTTAATCATTTTAATACCCGTCAAGGCGAACGCTTGATGAATCCTGCATTTGGTTGTGTTATATGGGACTTGCTATTTGAACCACTTACAGAAGAGCTTAAGAATTTGATATTAGAAAACATTAATGTTATTATCAATTTTGATCCTAGAATCACTGCTGAAAGTGTAATAGTTACTAGCTATGGCCAGGGTATACAAATACAGTGTACATTAAAATTTCTCCCTTATAACATCCAGGAATCACTTCAATTACGGTTTGATCAATCCAACGGCCTATTGATTGCGTAATTAACTACACACATAATAGAATAAAATAAATACAGGATACAGGATATAATATGAGTTCAACCGATAGACAAAATAATTTACTAATATCAGAAGATTGGAAAAAGATCTATCAGAGTTTCCGTAATGCTGATTTCCAAAGTTACGATTTTGAAAATTTGCGCAGAACTATGATCCAGTATTTGCGTACAAATTATCCTGAAGATTTTAACGACTATATCGAGTCTAGCGAATATCTTGCCTTAATCGACCTTATTGCGTTCTTGGGCCAGAGTATAGCTTTTCGTGTTGATTTAAATGCTCGTGAAAACTTCTTAGAGCTTGCTACTCGTAGAGATAGCGTACTTAGACTAGCACGATTGATCAGTTATAATCCTAAGCGTAATATTGCTGCCAGCGGCCTGTTAAAAATTTCAACAGTTCAAACAACAGAAACTGTTATAGATAGCAACGGTCGTAATGTTGCAAGTCAGGTCATTGCGTGGAATGATCCAAGCAACACCAATTGGTACGATCAGTTTATCAAAGTTTTAAATGCCGCACTTCCTCAAACTCAACAATTTGGTAGTCCAGCCGCATCTGAAACAATTTACGGAATTCCTACAAGTCAATACAGATTTAACGCAACGAATACAAATGCACCGATATACGGTTTTACAAGTACAGTTGCTGGTAGATCCATGAATTTTGAAATAACCAGTACAACATTTACTGGTCAATCTTTTATATACGAAGAACCTCCAAAACTTGGAAACAAACCAGCATGTGTTTATAGAGAAGACGGTCACGGCGCAGGCAGTACAGGAACTGGATTTTTCTTTTATTTTACTCAAGGAAATTTACAAGCTGGACAATTTAATATCACTCAACCGAGTAGTAATGAAAGTATAGATATTGCAACACAAAATATTAATAATGACGATGTCTGGCTGTACTCATTAGATCAAAACGGTGCAGAAACTGACCTATGGACAAAAGTAAGCTCTACCACTGGTAACAATATTATCTATAACAGTTTAAATAAAAGTATTAAAAATATTTACACAGTAGTTACTCGTACAGGCGATGCTGTTAGTTTAGCCTTTAGCGATGGCACATTTGGAACATTGCCGCTTGGTAACTTTAGAACCTACTACCGTCTTAGCAACGGACTAGATTATACAATCAATCCTGCTGATATTAGAAATATCAGTATTAGTATCCCGTATACTTCAGCTTCAGGAACAGCAGAATCAATAACAATCACATTAGGTCTTGCTTCTTCGGTCAGTAACGCCACTG